GACTTGTTGAACTTTTTTGACACCGATGCACATGGCGCAACAGCAACAGTCACTATCAATGGTAGTGCTTCTAGTATTAGTGTCATCATTAACAAAGAATACTTTGCTATTGCAGGTGAATCAGTCGATGTCGATGGCACACAGCCAGTAGTAACTTGCAGATCGTCAGATGTGACTAACATAGACACAGCAGACACCATAGCTATTGATGGTACAACCTTCAACATAGTCAACATACAACCAGATGGCACAGGCATAACCACACTAATATTGCAGGATTAGATGTTAAAAAATATTATTAGCACCATAGCACCAGCACTCGGATCAGCGCTTGGCACACCACTAGGCGGTGCAGCAGTCAGCATGATTGCAGAAAAGTTAGGAGTACCCAATAATCAAAAATCAGTCGAAAAAGCAATACAACAGGCGACACCAGAACAGTTACTAGAACTTAAGAAAGTAGAAAAAGACTTTGAGGTAAAGATGAAAGAACTAGAAGTTGATGTCTTTAGGCTTGAAACACAAGACGTGCAAGATGCTAGAAAAACATTTTCAAAAGATTGGACTTCTAAACTACTAGGTCTTGTGGTTATAGGTGGTTTCATGGGTTATATCTTTTTAGTCACTATACAGCCACCTGAACAAAACTCAGAAGCTTTGATTAACCTTGTATTAGGTTATTTAGGTGGTTTAGCATCAGCAGTTATATCTTTCTACTTTGGTGCATCACATAAGAACGACAAAGAATAATGGCACACAAAAGACAAGCAATCAGGGAAAGGGTAGCCAGTACACTGACAGGTTTGACTACCACAGGCTCTAATGTCTTTCAGAGCAGAGTATATCCCATAGAGAATACTAAACTACCTTGTTTGTTGATCTATACTAGAGAAGAGACCTCAGAGCCTTTAACAACCAATCCACCAAGAGCAATAGAAAAGATTCTGTCATTAGTAGTAGAAGGTTATGTCAAAGCCAACACTAATTTTGACGATACGATAGATACCATTTGTGAAGAAGTAGAAGAAGCCCTGTTCACAGATAGACTAATAAATGATTTAGCTTTGGACAGCTTTTTAGTCAACACAGATATATCATATAACGGAGAAGGTGATAATCCGTTAGGAATTGTTGTAATGACATTTCAAATCACTTATCATCATACAGAAGGAAGTATTTAATTATGGCAACTTTTTCAGGTTCAGCAGGTGTAGTAAAAGCAGGTGGTAACGCTATTGGCGAAATTAGATCATTTACTGTCGACCAAACAGGCGACACAGTAGAAGATACAGCAATGGGTGATACTACAAGAAGTTTTAAAGCTACACTTTCTACATTTACAGCTTCAGTCGATGCGTTATTCGATGACACAGATACAGCGCAAACCGCTATGACTATTGGCAGCAGTCTAGCGTTTTTGTTCCAACCAGAAGGCAGTGGTTCAGGTGCATACCAATTATCAGGATCAGGGATCGTGACAGGTATTTCACAGACACAAAGCTTTGATGGTTTAGTTGAAAGGTCATTCACAGTACAAGGTACTGGCGCATTAACTATCGGCACTGTCTAGTATTGAAAGCAATAGAACGAGCTAAAGCGCATTTTGACAGTCTTGATGTCAAAAAAATACTCGTACCTGAGTGGGGTGACGATGATGCACCACTAGAGATTTACACTAAACCCCTTACGTTACAAGAAACCTCCAAGCTCTATACTATGTCTCAAGATAATGAGATGACTATGTTAGCTTATGTCTTAATCTACAAAGCCTTAGATGCAAATGGTGATCAAATATTTTCCCTTGAAGATAAAAACACTCTATTAAATAAAGTTGATCGCAATGTGCTTATTAGAGTTTCAAATCAAATCATGGCTGAGAAGCCCGAAAAAGAAGTAAAAAAAAGCTAAAAAGAGATCATAGGCTTTACAATCAATTTCAACTAGCCGAAATCCTTGGCAAGTCCTTGCATGAGATTCAGCAAATGTCTATAGAAGAATACCAATTATGGACAGCATACTTTAGAATAAAAGCAGAAAGACAAAAAAATGGCTAGTCAAAGTTACAAAATATTAATTTCTGCTAAAGATAAAGCTAGTGGTACTTTTAAAAGTTTAAACAAAGTAGCAGGATCGACCAGCAAAGTAGTAGGTGGTCTAGCTAAAGGTGTTGCTGCAGCAGGAGTCGCTATAACTGCTGCTGGTGTTGCCATTGCTGCGATTGCTAGAAGCTCTTTCGAGTTTGCTGACGCTATTGGTAAAGTTTCTACAAGAACTGGCATAGCTACAGACACTGTGCAAGCCTTTCAGATTGCAGCAATTGAATCAGGTTCATCACTTGAAGTAGCAAACAAATCACTAGAAAAATTCACAAGATCAGTCGGTGATGCACAGAGAGGCCTGAAAACTCAAGCAGATATATTTAAAGACTTAGGTGTTGAGATTACGGATGTCAATGGTGCTACTAAAGATATGGATGTTCTGCTTAGAGAAGTTGCAGACGGTTTCGCCAGTTTAGAATCGCAATCAGAAAAAGCAACAGTATCAGCTAATTTATTCGGACGTGCTGGCATACAGATCATGACTGTTTTAGATCAAGGTGGTGCTGCTTTTGATGATTTCATAGACAAAGCCAAAGCCTACGGTTTGATTTTAGATGATGAAGGCATCAGAGCATCAGAAGCTTTTAACGATACTTTGGCTCTCATAAACAGACAATTTAAAACAGCCACTGCTTCAATATCTATAGCTTTCCTACCTATTTTGCAAAGTTTAGCCACTCACTTCAAGGAAGCTTTTGCTGCAACAACTACAGCAGAAGGTGGTGTTATGCAATTTGGCATAACGATCAGAGACACTTTATTGAACGCTTTTATCGACATTATACGAACGATAGCTGATTTTTTAGACACTTTGGATAATTTATCACAAAAGATTCTTGGTAATACCAGATTAATAAACAATTTCGTTATTAGAGTACAGCAAATGTCTCTAGGTTTAAAGGCAGTATCTGCTGCTGGCTTAGGCTTCACCAATCAAGCAATCAGGTTGACTACTGACATGATGACTTTGAACAGCGAGATACTTAGTGCTGAGGATATATTAAACAATCTAGGTATAACATTTGGTAAGTCTGGTGATACGGTAAGAGGCTTTGCCGATGATATAGAACAGAGATTGAAAAAAATTCTTGGGGAAACTAGTCCTGAAGTAGAAAATTTGATTGACTCAATCAACAAATTTGTTAGAACAGCCAGTACTGGAGTAACTGATCTGGGAAGTCCATTAGCTGTATACAGAGATAGTTTAACGGACACACAAACAAAGCAGAAAGACTTAGAAAACGTACAAGTAAATGCATTTAAAAACGCTGAAGATGCATTAGTCAGTTTTGTCAAAACTGGTAAACTAAATTTCAATGACCTAATTGATTCTATAATTGCTGATTTAGCTAGATTAGCTATCCGACAAGCAATCATTTTGCCAATTTTTGAAAATATGTTTCCAAGTGGTGTCGGTGGTGGTAGTGGTAAATCAGGTGGTGGTTCAATTAAACCAGTTGGTTCAGTAGCTGCACCAATTGGCATGGAAGGTGGTGGTTTCACAGGTATGTCAGCGAGGGCAGGTGGGTTAGACGGACGTGGTGGTTTTTTGGCTATGTTACACCCGAACGAAACAGTCATAGATCACCAGAAAGGTCAAAGTGGTGGCGTAGTTATAAATCAGTCTGTCAACTTTGCCACAGGCATAGCAGATACAGTCAGAAACGAGGTTTTACAGCTTCTGCCTGATATCGCAGAAACTTCCAAAGGTGCTGTTGCTGAAGCTATGCAAAGAGGAGGAAACTTCAGGAGAACTTTTAGATGATAATAGACATACCTACAAACACAAATTTTTCAAACGTTACCTTCACGCTAAACAGAAACATAGCAGCTACTAGATCAATTTTTACTAATAGACAAAGAACACAAGAATATGATGGTGTGTTCTGGTCTGCACAGTTGACCTTGCCACCTTTAAGAAGAACAGATGCTTTAGAATGGATAAGTTTTTTGACAAGATTACAGGGAGTTAAAAATACATTTTTAATAGGTGATCCCTCACATACAACTAATACTGGAACTTACAACGAAGATTTTTTAGAGACATCTAACTTAATATCAGATACCGATGAGACGTTATCTTTTACAGCTTCTTCTAAAACCATTTCAGCAGCAAACAGCATATTCAGTTCTGCCCTAGCAGGTGCTTTCATTTTGGTTTCAGGTGCAACCAATGATGAGAATAATGGCACATTCAAGATTACATCAAAAACATCTGACACTGCTGTCGTAGTAGATCGCACAATTGTTGATGAATCATCTACTGCAAATTGTAAAGTTCAGCAAAATGTGAAGGGTGTCACAGGCCTATCACTCAACAGAGTATCAAGTGGCACTGGTACAATTAAAAAAGGTGATTATCTTGCTGTACACGATTCAAATTCAGCTACCTCAGAACCAGCACAATATTTGTTAGCAGTAGAAGATGCTACTGTTACAGGTACAAACTATGGTGTCAGAACAGAGCCTAAACTGAGACAAAATATAACAAATGGTCATTTTGTAAAATTTGCAAGCCCCAAAGGGCAGTTCAGATTAGCTTCTAATGAAACTTCATGGTCTGTTGATCGTGCAACTAATTATGGTATAACTTTCATGGCTATCGAGGTAATAAATGGCTAGTAGAGACATTCCAGCAGCAATATCAGCTAGATTAGCTAAAGACAAACAGCAGATAGCTTACGCTGCTAATCTAGGTTTCGATTCTGGGGCTGTGAACGTTTGGACAGGCACAGGAGATTTTACAGGCAGTGACAGCATAACTTATACAGGTCTAGGAGATTTTTTAAGCATTAGTAACGTTGAAGAGAGCAAAGAGCTTTCTTCTACTAATCTAACTATTAGTATTTCTGGTTTGAATGACAAAATAATCGAATATGCAAACACTGAAAATTATCAGAACAGACCAGTCACACTTAACATGTTTTTCTTTCATCCTGATACTGCTGATGAAATAGAGAAAGTAATTTTATTCAAAGGTCGTATAGATACTCTGACTATTATGGATGGTGATTCTTTCAGTGTGATCATCTCGTGTGAAAACAAATTAATAGATTTAACAAAAGCTAAAAATTTATTTTTTACACCTGAAACACAAAACTTTCTACATTCTGGTGATAAAGGGTTGGAGTTTGTACCGAAGATACAAGAACAAAGTATCAATTGGGGTGGTTTGGTACAAGTTGGTGGTGGTGGTTCAGCAGACCCATTCCCAATCTACGAACTAAGATGATATGAAGATCAAAGACATAATAAAAGAAGCAGCCAAGATTGCACTCGTAGCTACTGCTGTTACTGGCTTCATGGGTACAGGTTTTGGTATAAGCACTAAAACAGGTCTTGCCATAACTGCGAGACAATATTTTCTGAGTCAGTTCACTGTTTTTTCTTTATTCATGGGTATAAGCTCTATCATAGCCAAAGGCTCTGATGATACGACAGGCAAAAACCTCGGCTTAAAAAATGCCATCACTGACCCAATAGGAGCGAGAAACGTTGTTTATGGTAAAACCAGAGTTGGGGGAGTAATTGTACAAAGAACTGTTTCTAGCACCACAGGGTCAACCAATAATGTCTTGCATCAAGTAATTGCTGTGGCAGGCCATGAAATAAATGACCTTACTAAAATTTACATAGATGCTGGTAAAGGTGTCAAAGAGCTTAGTCTAAGCTCTGATTTTGCTTCAGAAACAGAAAATTCTACCACTGTTTTTCGTTGTACTAACGCTGATTTTGTTAATGATGAAAATGATCAAGCATATACAAGTGGTAGTTTGATGAAATTGACCTTCGAGAAAGGCGATCAAACAGCTTCTAATGCTTACGCAGTAGCACAAATGTCACCCACTTCAGCTTGGTCTACAGATCATAAACTGCTAGGTATTGCTTATGTTTATGTAAATATGATTTTCGATACTGAAAAATTTACTGCGATACCAAGAATAAGTTTCGAAGTTGAGGGTAAAAAAGTCTTTGACCCAGCCGACACCAATCAAAATCAAAATGACCCGTCTACCTTTACTTTCAGCACTAACCCAGCATTGATAATTAGAGACTATCTGATGGATAGCACTTACGGACTAGGAGCAACAACTTCTGAAATCAACGATGCCACGACTGGTTCTGGTTTCCTAAAAGCAAGTAGTGACTGTAATGATGATGTCAGCATCACAGGTGGCACAGAAAAAAGATTTGCTTTGAATGGACAGTTCAATTCTACAGAAGAACCACAAACAGTTTTACAACACATGTTGTCTGCTTGTGCTGGTAATTTATCTTATAACAACGGCAAATTTTCTTTGTTTGTAGGTAAAGCACGTACTGCTTCAGGCACAATTACTGATGATAAGATTTTAGCCCCCTTACAAATACAAACTCAAGCATCGGCAAGAGACAAATCAAACGGTGTCAAAGCTACTTATGTAAGACCTCTTGATAAATACATTGCAGCAGAGATAACACCAATCAAGGACAGCACATTCTTAACTGAAGACACCCCAAGTGGCGAAGCACAAGCAGATTATGAAAAATTTTTAGATATATCTTTTCCATTTACACAATCGACTTTTACAGCCCAACGTCTAGCACGTATATCACTTAACTATCAGAGACAAGATCAAACAGTAGGAGTGCTTGTACCAATAGAATTTTTGTCACACGAAGTAGGTGACATTGTCAACTTTGATAATGACAGGATAGGTTACAGTGGTAAGGATTTTGAAATAGTAGCTATGTCTTTTGAGTTTATTGGTGATGAATATTTAGCTCTAAATCTAGCCTTAAAAGAATACAGCACTACAGTGTTTGACAGCATAACTTATGTGGCAGACCCTACACCACCAAGTGATCCACCATCGGGCGATAATGCTATAGCATCACCAACTGGTTTATCTCTTGCTGAATTCACCAAAGAATCACAAATGCGATTGCATTTTATCAGAGCGACTTGGACAAATAACACAGATGAAAAAATTATTGCTACCGAGATAGCTTATAAAAAGTCTTCTGATTCAGACTTTGATTCAGTCAGTGTAAGTTATCCAAGCAACTCCTTTTCATTTTATGTAGAGCCAGCAACCACTTACAATGTCAAGGTTAGACATGTAAGTAAAGATGGTGTCAGTAGTGACTTCACAGGTACAGTAAATATCACTACGTCTGCTGATAGATCAACACTTACAGCAGGCACTATTGGTGGCATCACTATAGAATCTGGCAAACTTTATGAAGGTACAGGTACGTTCAATAACAGCAACACAGGATTCTATGTCGATAGTACAGGGCAGTTTTCTTTAAAAGACAAGCTTTCTTTTAACGGTACAACACTAAGTATCTCAGGCAATCTTACAGTAGAGAACACTATTAGTGCTGATAAAATAGTGGTTGGTGGCATACCACTTGATGATTTGATTTCAGCAGCAGATCAAGCAAGCAGCAATTTTTTGACAACTTTTTCTGGTGCTGTCAAGATTAGTTCAGCAGGTGCTAGTGCTGGTTTCCCAGCAGAATTACAAATACAAGCAACTGAACATACCAACGCAATAGGTACATTACAACAAGGCCAAACACAACTAACAATCAGAGCTAGAAATAACACTTCAAATGGTGGTATAGCTTTTCAGGGATTCAATGGCACAGCAGCTACTGATTACGGCAACTTCGATGCTTCAGGTAATCTTAGTTTGAATCAAAACCTAGTAGTCAGTGGCGATTTAACAGTTTCTGGCACAACTACGACTATTAATACGACCAACCTAGAAGTTAAAGACAAAAATATAACTCTTAATTTTGGTGCTGGTGATACTTCTTCAAATGCTAATGGTGCTGGAATTACCATACAAGATGCTGTCAACAGTTCAACAGACGCTACTATCTTGTGGGATAGTACTAATGACGAGTTCGATTTTTCACATAAAATCACAACACCTTCTATACAAACTACTGGTGCTGGTACTTTCAATGAGTTGACAGTCGAAAACGATACAAATTTAGATGGCGCTCTAGATGTAGATGGAGACGTCACAATAGTTGATAAGCTTGGACATACTGGCGATAGTAATACATTTTTCAGATTCCCTAGTGCAGATACAGTCACAATCGAAACAGCAGGTTCTGAAAGACTTAGAATAGATTCTACAGGAGACCTATTAGTTAATAGAACTTCATCTATAGGCACGAATAAGATATCTATAAATTATAATAGTGGTGACAAAGGTGTAGCAGTTAACCAAGCTTTCGCAGGTTCTGGTACTTTTATGAACTTCTTGATCTCTGCTGTAGTCAAAGGAAGTATCTCTACAAATGGCACATCTACAGCTTTCAACACTTCTTCTGATGCAAGATTGAAGAATGTAACAGGTTATGCAAGAGGTCTGAGTGTTATTAACAAGCTTAATCCGGTAGCCTATAACTGGAAAGTAGATAATAAATCTGATGAAGGTTTGATTGCTCAAGATGTAGAAAAAATAGTACCTAGTGCTGTCAACAAAGACCCTAGTGGTTATTATCAAATGGACTATAGCAAACTTGTTGTATATCTTGTGGCAGGTATGCAAGAACAACAAGAGCAGATCGAACAACTGCAAGCAGATTCTCATACTCCTAAAGGCTTAGAGGATATGGAAGGTTATAAAGAATTAGTCAATGTGATTGAAAAACTAGAAAGTGAAATTGCACAACTAAAAGGAGTAAGCTGATATGGCAATAGCATATACTTGGGATGTGTCAGAGGTTGAAACCTACCCCACACATTCAGATGGAAGCAATACCAAATCAGATGTTATTTATAATGTACACTGGCGCTTGAAAGGTACAGATGACACCAACAAAGATGATGAGGACAACTATCACTCAGCAGAGGTTTACGGTTTACAAAGCTTAGATATCTCTGATCATTCAAGCTTCAAAGCTTTAGCAGATGTCACACAAGCAGACGTACAAGCTTGGGTAGAAACAGCATTAGGAGCTACAACAGTAACGAATATTAAATCTAATATCGCTGCTAAAATTTCAGAAAAAGTTACACCTACATCTGTGCATAAGACAATTAGCAGTTAATGTAGTATGATTTACTTATGTGGATTTTAGACATTTTAATTTATGTGCTAGCTTTCGTTGGAGTAGCTAACATCATTATACGTTTTTATCCAACACCTAAAGCTAATTGGAACATCAAGCTTTATGATTTTATTGACTATTTATCATTGAGAAAAGGAGTTACCATTGGCAGAAGAAAAAAATAAGAAGACTAACGAAGTTGTCGATTTAGAAAACAAAGTGAAAGCTTTAGAAAAGTTGGTTAATCATTATATGCTCAAAGCAAATCAGTTAGAGCAACAAATGGTCCTTAACCAAGAGGAGAAAACATGAGTTGGTGGTCTAAGTTTATTGACGTAATGACAGGCACACATAGAAAGAAAATACGTGCTAGAAATGCGAAAGGGCAGTATGTAGGTGATGACAAATCTACACCTGATGTTAATGAAGCTTACAAAGAAGTACGTGTCAAGAAAAAGAAAAAATAGGGCTGGTTAGTTTTTTATTCATATTAAATTTCCTAATTAGTTCAGTGCCAGCCCTAGCCTAACATGCAAGATATTATTAATGTCATACAACAGCTAGGATTCCCGATAGCGGCTGCTATTGGTCTAGGTTGGTTTATTTACAAGCTGATCATGCGCATTGTCGATGGTATGGAGAAGAAGCTTGATGTCGTTGACGAAAAGGTAGCAGAACAAATCAGTGCTATGGAACAAAGGCTAGGCACTAAGCTTGATTCACAACATGGTATCTTGGTGGCGCTCATTGACAGAATAAGAAGCCTTGACAATGAAATCATAAGACAGGACACTTTAATAAAGACAATACTAGGTGTACCACAGCTTATTGATAGTAACAAGATAGCTAAAGCAGATAGAGATGACCAAAGGAAAGATTGACGATTATTACAAAGACAAACACAAGCGAATGGGCTGTGCCGTACTAATCCTACCACTGTTGGCACTGCCCATTTTAGCTGATGAAATTAAGTTTCAGTTCAAGTCACCATCATTTAGTGGGGTAGGATCATCTGCTCATTATCTAACTATCGAGAATCAGGAATACACTAGAAGCGAAACTATCAGATTAGACCTAGAAGCTAAACTAGAAGAAAAGCTACGAGAAAAAAACAACAGTCTGCTCGAAAGATGGAAGAACAACCTACAATCCAGAATACTGTCTAACATCTCAAGACAAATAACCGAATCATTATTTTCAGACGATCCACAAATGACAGGCTCTTTTGTTTTGTTTGACAATGTAATTAGCTGGGATAGTGATGGCACATTTATCACACTTAGCATATATAATACTCTTGATGGCACTACTACAGAAATTACTATTCCTATCAACTCTTTCGGTTTTACTGAATAGCTGTGCAACACACAGAGAATATATCTCACCCTGTTTGACTAACCCTGATAACGACTACAAAGATGTTGTTACTATTGTTAACAAAGCCGAGTGTTTTTCTAAATCTGCTTTTATAAATCAACCAGTGACAGATGCTATTACAGAGATTGGTGTAGCTAATGTGCAACCCATAGTGGCTGTCTATAAGTTCCAAGACTTGACAGGACAGCGCAAGTCTATTGATGGGTATGCTAGTTTCTCAACAGCTATGACACAAGCACCAGAAACTTACCTCATACGTGCTTTAAAACAGTCTGGCTTCTTTCGTGTAGTAGAAAGAGGTGGCATAGATCACATCACTAGAGAACGTCAAATCATCAGATCAACTAGACAAAAGTTTGATGACAAGACAGAAGAATTGCCACTCTTGTTTGCAGGTATCTTATTCGAGGGTGGCATCATAGACTACAACACTAATCTGGTCTCAGGTGGTGTCGGTGCTAGGTATTTAGGCATAGGCAATAGCAAACAGTATAGAGAAGATACAGTTATAGTGGCTATGCGTGTGGTATCTGTCAGCACAGGTGAAGTCTTACTAGAGAACTTGACGACTAAGACTATCTTATCTGTAGGTTTATCTAATGATTTTTTTAGATATATAGCTGACGGCACGAAGCTAGTCGAGTTTGAGACAGGCAACGCTATGAATGAGAGCAAGTCGATTGCTTTGCAAACTGCTATAGAAGTCGGTATAGTTAATATAATTGAACAGGGCATTGCACAAGGCTACTGGTCGGTGAAGGAACTATGAGACTTATATTATTATTATTCTTATCATTTGGCTTATATACGGACAACGAAGTGTTTGTCTCACAGACAGGCTCTAACGCTGTCATCAAATTAGAACAGCTAGGCAGTTCTAATCTCATAGGGGGTACAAACGCATCTTCTGGTAGCCTTACTGCCTTTGGACTAAGTGGCAGTGACATGACACTAACTATCAACCAAATAGGTTCTAGCAACACTTTCAGGGCTGATGACTTTAATGGCGATAACGTCACAGCTTATTGGAACTTTGCAGGTGATACTAATGTCTTTGACTTAGTAATGAATAGCTTAGAAGCTAACTCTAGCGATTACGTCAATCTAAATATCCAAACCACAGGAAGCAGCAACACTTACGATCTAGCGATAGCAGAAAACAGCGATGCTAGTTACTTAGATTTAGATTGGTTGATTGATGGTGATT